ACTTTGAAGAATATGTAAGAGAAGTAAAACCATTCTCGACAAATATTAGAGAATATGTAGACAACTATGAAAAGATTGATAATACTAGAAGTTCTGTAACTGACTTTGATTTATCTCCTTATTACGACACATCTTTAGGAAGAATAGATGCAAGTATAACAACAATAGTAGATAATAATCTTGTAGGAGAAGAAGATAATACATTAGTATATCCAAGAAAACATTGGAGAGATAATTTAGGTTATCAAATTAAAGAAATAAAAATATCTAATGCTGGCCAAGATTATACATTTGTTCCAACTGTTAAAATAGTTGGCGGCGGCGGCGCCGGTGCAACTGCTAAAGCAGTATTGGGTTATGGTAAAGTAACAGACATAATAGTAACTAATCCCGGAAACGGTTATACAAGTAAACCCGATATTATTATTGAAGGCTCACAAGGAGATAATGGAGTTGTAGCTAAGGCTACTGCTATACTAGGCAACGGTAAAGTTAGATCTCCGCATATACGTGTTAAGTTTGACAGATTAAGTGGTGAATTTACATATGAAACAATTGCTAAACAAACACTACATACTGGTACAAATTTTGATACTAATTTTGAATTGCCATATCCAATGGATCTTAACAACACAAAGGTACAAGTTTTTGTAAATGGCATAGAGCAATTAAGAAGCAAATATACTTATGAAAATTTTGAAGATACATCAAAGTCTTATACAAGAGAACGAGGAAGAATTATTTTTGCAAATCCTCCTGCATTGGGTGCATTAATCGAAATTAAGTATCAGCTTCCGTTAAGTATGCTAGGTGCCGAAGACAGAATCTTACATTCTTACAATCCTTTTGTAGATATGTACGGCAAAGACCTTACACAACTAATGAAAGGAATTGATTACGGCGGCATTGAAGTAAGAAGTTATGACTTTGCTGGTATTTCAGGATGGGATACACGAGGATGGTATACAGATCAATGGGATGCATTTGATAACACCTTTGAAGATGAAATATTTACAGCAGATCAGTCAACGATTGCTGTACAGCTATCAGCTCCGCTAGAAAACGGAGTAGTATACAACGTGTATAGACGTCTAGCAAGCAATGACGAACCAAATCCGAATCCATTTGTAAGACTAGACGATCCTAATTTTGGAACAGCAGAACCTGTAACAAATACTAGTGCAATAATGCAAAGTATTACAGGTGACGGTGTTACAGACATTGTTAGATTAGACGAATTGAATGTTGCATTATTAGATGGTGATACGCTAATAATTAGAAAAACTACAAGTGACGGAAGTATACTTCCGGATACTAACAGTTATGATACACAATTAAGTGGCGGCGACTTAGCATACAATACTGCAACTGGCATTAATGCTGAAGATATTATAACCGATGGTGACGGATTTATATCTGAAGCAGCAATGGCAGGACCTGAAGAACTTGTTCCAGGACAAATTTTTGATACACTTGATATTAAAGTTTATACTAGAGAAAGCGGCGGCCAAGGAAAAATCTTTAGCCAAAACTATAGACTAGATACTTCTGTATTAACTTATGAGTTAGGTATAACTCCTGGTACTACTGCTTCAGTTTTTGTAAAATTAAATAACGAAATATTAGAACTAGATACTGATTATACAATTAACTGGAAGGATAATACTCTAACACTTAATACAAATAATGCAAATTTTGTGTCTAATGCGTCATTAAATATTGTTTGTCTAGCACAAGCTACACAAAATGTTTTAGACTTTGAAGAATTTACAGGTGACGGATCCACAACTGCATTTGAAACTAATGTTAAATTCCAAGAAGGTCTTAGTGTATATGCTAGTGTAAATGGTGTAAAACAAACTGTTGAAATAAGCGAATCGATATCTCAAAACACAACAGTAATTTTTGAAACATCTCCAGAAGATAATACTTTAGTATACATTGCAATATTTGATAATGATACACAGGTAAATTATAGTCAACTTAAGAAAGATAGTTTTGTCGGTGACGACAATACTACTGACTTTACTTTAAGTTCTGGACCGTTCTATTCAAAACCTTCGCAATACAATTTAATTGTTAAGGTTGGAAACAACATACTAAGCCCAGGTTATAATATACAATATACTATTCCTGCAAATAGTCAAAGAGAATATTTGCTAGAAGTATTCCAACAGCCTTCGGGATCCTTGTTAACTGAAGATATTGTTGTATTTCTTAACGGTGTTCGAATAACAGTAGAAGCTCTACAATGGAGATTTGATATTTCGAATAGTAGTGTTGTTTTAGCAGACGATATTGGACAGCCAGGCGACACTTTAGAAATATTTGTTATTACTGATGGCGAGTATACACTTTCTGGTCCAGCAACTGTGAGGCTAAACAACGCACCACAAGACGGTACATTAGTAGACATATATCAATTTAGTAATCACGATATTTTAGAAATAGAAAGATTAAATTATGATGTAGTTTCTCGAGTAACTCTTGCAGCTGACAATGTAGATTATGACACATATCAAAGATTAACTGTAGGAGAAGTCCAATTACGTAAGCCTGCTATTGATGCAAAGTATGTTTGGGTTATTAAAAACGGCACTTTATTATCTGGTGATATAGATTATTACATAACAGACGATAAAACTAAAGTAATGTTAAAAGATTATCCAGAACAAAATGATGTTTTAGATATAATACATTTTTCTGCAGAAACTAATGTTTCTAAGTTTGCATTTAGACAATTTAAAGATATTCTAAACAGAACACACTTTAAGAGACTAGATGCAGCTACTACAGCTCTTGCTACTGACTTAAATGAGTATGATCTAAGAATAGAAGTTGTAGACGGAACCGAGTTGTCAGAACCTAATAAAGGACAAAACTTGCCTGGAATTATTTTTGTAAACGGCGAGAGAATTGAATATTTTGTTAAAGAAGGTAATACACTAAGACAACTTCGTAGAGGAACACTAGGAACTGGAATAAAAACAGTCCATAGTGCAGGAACAAAGGTATACGATCAAAATATAAGCAAAACCATTCCGTACAGAGATAACACTATTGTTAAAAATTATATTGCTGATGGAGTAACTGCTGAATTTACAGTAGATCATCCAACAGGATCTATTAACGAATTAGAAATATTTGTAGCAGGTACTAGAATGAATAAAAATTATAGAAAAGATTATCTACCGGTACACGAATTAGATAGCCCTGAAGGGGATTATGAAATAGATCCTGATGTACAGTTTGATATTACATCACAGTCTATTATATTAAAACGAGTACCTGTAGAAGGTTCAAGAGTAACTATAATCAAAAAACAAGGAAAAATTTGGAACGAAGGTGTAAAATCGTTAGGTGAATCAGAAAATAGTATTGGTAGATTCTTACGTGCAGGAACATCTGAGCTACCTGAATAAATACAGTATAGGAAAAATCAAATGAGTGATAATATGCAAGATACAAATGGAGTTTTAGTTCAAGGCCATATAAAAATATATGATCCTGAATCCCAAAAAGTATATATTGACAAACGTAATGCAATTCATTATGAAAATATGAGTATTGCACTTGCTGAAAGTTTGTCTAATGCTGGGCAAGGGTTTATATATGAAATGGCGTTCGGAAACGGCGGCACTTCAGTAGATCCTACTGGGATAATTACGTACCTAACGCCAAATAGCACAGGAACTAATGCAACTTTATATAACCAAACATATTCAAAGGTTGTAGATGAAAGAAGCGTAAACAATACTGATCCTGTTAGAAATAAAACAGAAGTACGCCATTTAAGTGGTACTAACTATACTGATATACTTGTAAGTTGTTTGCTAGACTACGGCGAACCAAACGGACAAGATGCATTTGATACTGCAAGCACTCAAAGTAATAATTTTGTATTTGATGAACTAGGACTTAGAAGTTATTCAGCGGACGGCAACGGCAGATTATTAACACACGTAATTTTCCACCCTGTGCAAAAATCACTCAACCGCTTAATACAGATTGATTATACAGTACGTGTTCAGAGTTTAGCAGGATAAGGAGTAGATAATGGCATACGAAATTAGATACACCGATACTGTTAACAAGGGATCTGTAATTGTTGAAGATAATACCTTAAATCAAGAGACAACATTGTCGTTTCCTGGTAAAAACTTTACAGGATACGGCCAAGCAGTAAGTGAAAACTTCTTACATTTATTAGAAAACTTTGCAAATAGTAACGCACCCGAGCGTCCTGTAGAAGGACAGTTATGGTATGATACTACAGAAGGTGTTGATCAACTTAAAATATACGACGGCACTACTTGGATAGCAGCTAGTGGTGTTAAAAAAGCTACTAATCAACCAGCAGTGGCTAATTCAAGTTCAGGAGATTTATGGGTAAACACTGAAACTCAACAGTTGTATTTGTTTACTGGAGCAGCTTGGGTATTAGTAGGTCCAGACTTTAGTGACGGTTTGCTAACAGGCGGCCAATCAGAGTCTATTGTAGGAACAGACGATAATACTTATAGCGTGTTTACAATTAAAATTAAAAATCAGCCCGCAATTATTATTAGTAGTCAAGGATTTGTTCCTAAAACTGCAATTTCTGGATTCTCTACAATTAACTCAGGGCTTAATTTAAGTTCATTGCCTTTAGTTGGCAGTGAAAATCTAAAATATTACGGTACGGCTGAAAAAGCAGAAGCACTTGTTGTAAACAATCAAACAATATCTGCATCTAACTTTTTAAGAGCAGATGCGCCAACTAGTTCTGACTTTGGATTAAGTGTTAAAAGCGATACAGGAGTTTTAGTAGGAACTAGTGGACAACTTGGATTACAAGTTGAAAATCAACGTGCAGTAATACAACAGAATAGCGATGGTGCATCGATTGATTTTAGACTACTTAATGGTACTAATTATAATACTGTAGTTAGTATTGATTCTAGAGGGTTAGTTGGGTTTAATACTGGAGCACCTGAAACAGAATTAGATCTAAAAGGATCAATAAACATTAACTCTAAAGTAGGAGATCCTACCACTGGTCAAATATTAATTGATACAACTTTTAATGCAACTGACTTAAACACAGGAACACTAATAACCAAAGGCGGTATTGCAGTTGCAAGAAATGCATATATTGGCGGCGATCTATATATGGATTCAGGAGCCGGCGCTGGAGTTATACAATCTGGTAATATTGTTCCAGACGGCAACGGCACAAGAAAAATTGGCGATCCTAATAACAAATATGAGCAAATACACTCAACTACATTCTTTGGCAACTTACAAGGTAACGTAAGTGGTACTGTTAGCGGAAGAGCAGGTAGTGCAGATAGACTGGCTACAGCAACTACATTCCAACTTACTGGCGATGTTGAAAATGTGAGTTTTGATTTTGATGGTCAAACAGGCGGAACAAACAAAACGTTTGATGTAAGAGTAACAAATAGCTTTATTTCAAACAAAACTACTATACCATTTTCTAATAACGAAGATGAATTATTAATAAACAAACTAAACACTTCGGGCGGATTTAATGCAGGTGTGTATAAAATTAAGAAAAGTACTTTTTTAAGTACTATTCCACTAGTACCTGCAGGAGCAATAATGCCGTATGCAGGTATTGAACTACCAGGAGGTTGGTTATTCTGTGACGGATCGATAGTTAATATTGCTGATTATAGTATATTATTTGAAGCTATTAGATATTCATTTAGAGACAGAACGTTGTTAGATAACAACGGCGCAACTACTTTCGGCTTACCTGATCTAAGAGGAAGATTCCCATTAGGTCTTGATAATATGGCAGGTATTCCTGCTAACCGTGTAACTGGCGATGCAGCTGATGCACTAGGCGGAAACTCAGGACAAGAAGATATAACAGTAAGAGATATTAACTTGCCAGAACACGAACACGATTTAGAAGGCGCAAGCGGAAATCAATATTATGCTATTCGTGAAGGAGCAGGCGAACCTGCTGACGATAATGCAATTACTTTAACAGTAGAGCCAGGCTTAGGGGGAACACAGGGGTTATCATCTAGTGGTGGCTTGGCAGAAGGCGGCCAAACAGGAACAGGTGATTATAGAAACATAGGTACACAAGCTAATCCAGAGTTAGTAGGTGCAGCTATTAATACTATGAATCCCTACTTGGCCGTTAATTATATAATTTATACTGGACAATAAAAATGAGCTATCAACTTAATAAAACAGACGGAACAATATTAACTGATTTAATAGACGGTCAAATAGATACTACTACAACTAATTTAGTACTTGTAGGACGAAACTATACCGGCTACGGTGAATATTTTAATGAAAACTTTATTAAGTTATTAGAAAGTTTTGCAAATAGTGCTGCACCTAGTAATCCATTAACAGGACAAATATGGTGGGATACAAATGATCAGCGTTTAAAAGTGTATGACGGCGAACAATGGAAAGCAAGTGGCGGACCATTTGTTCAGTCTACTAGACCGCAAATGGTTGCAGGCGATTTATGGATAGATAGTCTAAATAATCAAGTTTATGCTTTTGATGGAACTGATTTAATTTTAATGGGTCCGTCATACAATTCTACCCAAGGAGAGACAGGATTTAGAGTAGAAAGTGTGCTTGATTCACAAAGTAGAGCTCGTACTGTTGCTAATTTATATATTGGAGGAAATTTATCTGCTGTAATTAGTGATTTAGAATTTACACCAGTTTACAGTCAAAGAATTTTAGGATTAGTAAGTGACGCAAATCCAGACGGTATTATATATAAAGGCATAAACGTTATTGATAAGGATAACTTTAAATATAGAGGAATTGCAGAATCTGCAAACGCTCTAGTTACTGTCGGCGGCGTAGTAAGAACAGCTGATTCTTTCCTTCCATCTACTTCTAATGGTACAACGACAGGTACATTAACAATATCTAACAATGGTGGTTTAACTTTAGGTGTATCACAAAACGTTGTTCAAAGAATTGTTGGACCTAGATTTTATATTGAAAATCAAATTACAGACCAAGATATAAGTTTAAGAGTTAAATCAAGTGCTGCTGGGTCAGTTACAGTTGATGCAATTTACATAGACTCAAGTACTGAGCGTGTAGGCATTTTTACAAAAGATGCTACAGGAACTGCATTTAGACTCCCAGAATATACTCTTGATGTTGACGGCGATTTAAGAGTTACTGGAAATTTACTAGTCGAAGGTGAAACTACAAGTATTGATGTTGCTACATTAAGAGTAGAAGATAAAAATATTGAAATTGCTAAAACATCAGATGGATCAGTTTTAACCGGTGTTGATGCAAATAATGCAGGACTAATATTAGAAACTAGTGATGTAGGTTCAAAAACCCTAACTTGGATCAATGCTGAAGATGCGTGGACATCAAATGTTAATTTTGACCTTAGTGATGATACTAAAACTTACCAGATTGGCGGAGTTGACAAGTTAACAAATACTAGCTTAACAAATGTGCAAAAAGCACTTGATTTAGATGAGCTAGGTACATTATTATATTTAAATGTTGACGATATAAGTATCGATGGTGCAACAATTACAGCTTCCCCAAGTAACGGAACATTTGCTATTGTATCTAATAATGGCATAAACATTACTGCTGGAGGAACTATTACAGTTACCGATAATCAAATGATTACCGGAATTCCCAAGACAGATTCATTAACAGGTGATCCTACTGATGCAGCGAGTAAAGCATATGTTGATGAACAAACTTCGTTGTCACCGTTAGCATTTGCAATGGATATTACAGGATTAGGATCCGGAGTTACATTAGAAAACAATGTAGCAACCATTGTTCAATCAATGATTCCTGCTAGTGCATCTAATGCAGGAAAACAAGCAAGAGTACACGCTACATCTTATGCAGGAGCAACTGTTACAGGTATTAATGTAGATGTTAGTTTAAGTCCTGATACATCAGGAGTACTAACAAAAACTGCTATAGCAGTTGATGCAGACAGCACACTCAATGAAACTGCAATTCAAGATATTGTAGCATCAAACACAGCAAGTGGTAGTGTTATTCTTACACCGACACGAACACTAATGACATTTGAATCAGATGGAGTAAATTGGAACCACGTTAGTACAACATCTCCTTATTCATTTTAAACGAATAAATAACATATAGCACTTAGGGGTTAAACAAAGATGGCTTATCAAATTGATAGATATAACAATACAACACTAACTACTGTCGAAGACGGTACAATAGATCAAACAACTGATCTAAAATTTATTGGTAAAAACTACGCAGGTTATGGCGAAATTCAAAACGAAAATATGCTTTTCTTGCTAGAAAACTTTTCAGGAACTACTGCACCGCAACGACCCCTTAGCGGCCAACTTTGGTATGACTCATCTAATACAAAATTAAAGTTTTATGACGGAAATACTTGGAAAGCTTCAGGCGGTGCAACAGTAGCAGCAGATCAGCCAACAGGATTTACTTCTGGAGATTTTTGGTGGGATAGTGCTAATGATCAACTATATGTTTATAACGGTACAATATTTGTATTAATAGGCCCACAAAATGCTGGAGAAGGCTTAACGCAAATGCAAAGTCTTAATATTTTAGGCGTAGATGATGTTAATTATAGTGTAATTGCTGCTACAATTGAAGATAATATTGTTTATATAATTAGCGACAACGAATTTCAAATTAACCCTACAAATTCAATTGTCGGTTTTGATATTATTAGAAAAGGTCTTACACTTAAATGGACTTTACAAGCAGACAATGGCATAACAAATAGTCAAGCTGTAGCCGATAGAAATTATGAATATCACGGAACAGCAAGTAACTCTAAGCGTTTAGGCGGCAAAACAGTTGACGAATTTCTTTTAAGATCTGGAGCATCGTTTACAGGTGTAACTAGATTCCCGTCAGACGGTATTACACTTGGTCCATCTAACGAATTTGAATTTAAAGTAGAAAACCAAGACGGTATTATACAACAAAATCTTCCAGGACAAAATATAATATTTAGAGTTACAACATCACTTGGTACGCTAACAGAAATTGGAAGAATTAACCAAACAGGATTAATTCCAGGAGCAAATGATCAGTTTGATATTGGATCATCAACTTTAAAATGGAACGAAGTTTATGCTACTAATTTTAGAGGAACGTCTGATAAAGCAGATCAATTAAAATATGCCACTGGACAATATGCACCCGGAAGCCAAACACTGTCAAACAATACGGTTGCTGTTAGAACAGCAGACGGTAATTTAGTTGCTAATTTATTTCAAGGTACTGCAACTGCTGCACGTTATGCTGACTTAGCAGAAAAATACACAACTGACGAAGAACATCCTGTAGGTACAGTAATGGCAGTTGGCGGCGAAGCGGAAACAAGACCTGCGAAAGTTAGTGATCTTGTAGTTGGCGTTGTATCTGAAAAACCTGCATATTTAATGAATTCAGACGCAGACGGGCAAGCCCTAGCACTTAAAGGTAGAGTTCCAGTAAGAGTAAAAGGTCCAATTTCGAAAGGACAAGCAGTATATGCCTGGCAAGATGGCATAGCTTCTACAATAGCATCAAACGGTTTAGTTGGAGTTGCATTAGAAACAAATAATGAAGAAGGCGAAAAACTAGTAGAATGTGTACTTAAAGTGTAAGGATGTATAATGTCAGAAATTACAGCAGCACGTATCAACAACTTACAAAATAGAATTGCTCTAATATACGGTGACGGCTCAGGTACTAACGGATACGGACAATTATTAACAAGTGCGCAAGTTGATGCACTAGACGGAATTGTTAGAGCCGTAGATTTAAACAACATTTACACTGATATTTTAAATGCAAGAGTACACCAAGTAGGTCCAGGCGATTTATCAATTGCTCAAGTTACTGCTGGATTAAACGTTGTTGCTGAAGACACTAGTAATTTTATTGACGATGATGGTGATTTATCAAACGATCCTACAGGCTTTAAAAAAGGAATACTTGATTTTGAAAACTTAATGACTGACATTGAAGCAGACAAGTTTTTAGTACACCCGTCACAAGCTGAACAAAAATTAGTTTTAACTGATACAAGAGCTGCTTCGTGGAATGGAGAAATATACCACGAGTTTACAGTTACATTTAACAATGCTAATCATCGTAGACATTTTTTTAATTCAGGCGGCCAAATTAGATTTTCAGCATCAAATTCAGGCGCTAGAACAAATAAAGGATTAGATTGGTCAGATCTATTAGGTAGTATCGGAACAATATCATTTGGTTACGAACAAACATTATCGGGTACAACTGTTGTATCAAATATAGGAAATTATGATTTAACAACTAACTTCCAAACAGTATATACAAAAAATGGTACAGGTTACTATAGCCAAGTATATCAAGGAAACAATTATAGAATTACAGCTAGAGCAAGTTCTAGCAATATTTTAGAATTTAGGGTATACTTTGACGATATTCCAACAGCTGGAACTACTGTTGATAATAATGTAGACGGAAGACTTGAAAGTAACATTCAATTATTTGTTGCTACAGGAAATTATGTATCTGTTCCACAACCTTCTTTTTATACTACTGCTGCGCTATCTGGTTATGATGTTCCTGCAGATATTAAAAGAGATCCAGAATATACAATCGGAGTTGACCTTGCTAGAGATCAATATGAAATTGCAGATGATGGTGCAGGAAGATATGCAAGTGTTGATTATATTGTAAATGCAGTTAATGTTTCTTACCCTATTACGTTGTACTGGGATACACAGGTTGTAAGTGGTAATGTAACAGCCGCTGATTTTACTGATAATACTTTATCAGGAAGTATTACTATTACATCTTCTTACACACAAGCAGAACGTACCATTAATAGAACACTAAATGCAGATAGCTTTACAGAAGGTGAAGAAAGCTTTAGATTAAGATTATATACAGATTCTGCAAGAAATAATTTTGTAGATTCTACTGGTGTAATTACAATTATAGATAATTCAGTAGGCCAAATTCCGGCACCTACTCCAACTTATGCAATTTCAAGATCAACAAGTAATCCGAGCGACAATAGATTCTTAAATGAAGGGTCGTATACAGCAACTTATAATGTTCAGACTACTGAAGTTCCTGCAGGAACTACATTATTTTATACAATTGTTGGTAATAACATTACAGCAAGCGATTTTTCACCTGCTACGTTATCTGGACAATTTACAATTGATGCTCAAGGCGAAGGATCTTTCCAGATTAACGCAGTTGCAGATTCATTAACCGAAGGAGTTGAGTCATTTGATGTTCAATTAAGAACTGGATCAACTAGCGGTTCAATAGTTTTAGAAGCAGGATCTGGCGGAGTAACTTACATTAATGATACGTCAATATCGCCTCCTGTGGTCCAATACATACCTAATACTGGTACAGAAGCAACAGAAGTTACACCAGGTCTGTATAAATGGATTGCACCAGCAGATGTTACATCCGTAAGAGTTAGAACAATCGGCGGCGGTGGCGGCGGATATGGCAACGGCGGCGGCGGAGGCGGCGGCGCTGGCTTTGGCGAAAAGCAAGTTACTGTTGTTCCTGGAGTAGAATATGACGTACAAGTTGGCACAGGCGGCAACGGCTCAGCAGGCGGCCCTGGTACAGATGGAACTGCAACTTGGTTTAGATCATTGTCAGAAGTTTCAGGCCGTGGCGGATCCCGCGGCGGATTTGTATCACCTAATACTGTACTAAGTTCAGGCGGCACAGGCGGAGGCTTCACTGGCACTAGCGGCGGCAACGGTGGCGCAGGTGGCGCAGGTTATTGGACTTACGGTGGCGGCGGCGGCGGAGGCGCTGGCGGCCCTGACGGAAATGGCGGCGCTGGCGGCACAGGCGGAAGAAGTATTTCGGGTATACCTGCAACTGAAGGTGCATTTGGCCAAACAAGTGCAGGCGGCGGTGGCGGTGGTTCAGGTACTACTAGCCCATCACTTGCTGCAGGTGGCGGTGGTGGTACTGGGTTCAGTGACACTATTGCATCACCCGGTGCCAAAGGTACACCTACAGGCTCAACAGGAGCACCAGGCGGAAGCGGCACAGGAATGGGAAGTGCATCAACTCCAAACGGAGGAGCTTACGGCGGTGGCGGAGGCGCGATTGGCGGAAGCTACGGTGGCGCACAAAGTGGCAAAGGCGGCACCGGCGCTATTAATCTACAATGGTCTCTACCAGAACCTCCAGCACCAGATCCAGATCCAGAATTAAGTGTTTCGACAAATTCTTTAACGTTTACATCTGCCGGCGGCGTTAGACCAAACACTAAGAGAATAACATTTACTGCAAAATACGGTAATGTAGTTATTAATAACATTAATTCTTCAGTATCAGGCGGTTCTGCACTGGCAATAGATTATACAGGTGCCAGCGGAACACCATCAGGCGCAGTACCTTTTACTGTTACACCTAGCAGTAGCAAATATATCGATGTGACATATTACGGATTTGCAGGAAGTTCATATGCAACACTTACTGTAAATACTAGTTTAGGAGCAGCAACCGAAGTAATAGCAGTATCTTGGACAGAAGAAGTTGATACTACACCTACTTATAGTCTAAGTATAGATTCAGGGCGAACAAATTATCCTACAGTTGGCGATGAAACTACCTATAATACATTTACATATACAGTAGACACAACAAATGTTCCAAACGGAACAGTGCTTTATTGGACAACAACTACATCGGTTACTTCTTTCCCTGCTGATGCTGCGGACTTAAATGGAATGCAAGGTACATTTACTATAAACAATAATCAAGGTTCATTTACTCGAACAGTAGTAGCAGACGAAACAACAGAAGATACAGAATATTTTGGAACAGAGATACGTACAACTAGTTACTCAGGACCTAGGGTAGCACAAGGGTACGTTGGAATTCAAGATACTTCAAAGACTCCGGCACCTGTTCAGCCACAAACTTATGATCCAACTTTTTATTCACCAGCAACGGTTACGAGAGGTGTAAGATTTGACGTAGCAATTTTCAACGGAGCACCTAACACAACCTGGACAGCTACTAACGGAATAACAGAAGTAGGTGGAACTTTTGATGCTAACGGTAACTGGAGCGGAGATTTTGTAATAGACGCTGTAGGAAGCTTTACATTTACTGTTTCATATTCAGACCCAACATCGGCAACCGACACTGTTGTTGTAAGGTGTGTAGATCCTTTACCTGACAGTAATGATACTCCTGCAAATATTAGTCCACAACAAAAAGTAGTTACTATACCATTTGATGGTAGAAGACATATATCAACTGGCTCTACAACAATAACTAACGCAAGTAATGAAACACTTAACTTTAGTGTATATTGTAGTTCAAAACCAGTTGGGTCATCAGTTGGCATTCTTCCAACTAGCTTTACTTTAGGACCGGGCGCAAATAGAACAATCAGCTTTGCAGGCAATTGTCCAGCAAATGATTCAGAATCATATGAGTATATATTTGCAATTGTTGCCGCAGGTTACGACGGCGCATATCCAGAATTTAGTTTACTCCAATTTAGAGATGCCGAAGGAGCAGCATTACCGTAAAAATAGTTGTAGATAATTTTTTAATAAATACATTAATATAAGCGTATCGAGGATTTAATGGCTACAACTACAACAATTTTAGCGTCCAGATTTAATAGTTTACAAGACAGACTCGAAAAAGTACTCGGAACTTCTTTATCTGGTACGCCTACTTTTGGCTACGGTGAAACACTGAATGCCGCATCCGACGTGGCAGGCACTAGACTTAATACGCTTCCTAACTCAGATAAAATTACAGCACAACAATACGAAAATATGTATGTTGATCTAATTAGGTGTAGAGCACACCAAATAGGTTCGAGTAATGTGTCTGTTGCAGATTTTGTGATAGGCGATTACGAAACTAATAATATTAATACTGATTTAGTTGAACTAACATACATACAAAATCTAGAAAATTTAATAACAACTATTGAAACTGACAGGTTTGAAATAGATGTTGCAGATCAAGCTACAACCGCAGATTTGAATAATTCTAGCGGAAATCAAATACGCAGTGTATATAGAAATAGTACAAGTGGTAATTGGACTAGCTATATCAATCATATTTTTTCAATCACATTTCCTTCTGCAGAAGCACGTAGACACTTTTTTAATGCAGGCGGAGAGATAAGATTTAGTGCAAGTGTTAGTTATACTGGAGCACAACAAAAAACTGCTGATTGGCAAACTGCAATGCAGCAAATGGGTACAGTAAGTTTTAAAGCTAATACTTCATTTTCAAATAGCGGAGTTGGAACTTCTACAAATGTAGGAAACAATAATTTAACAAACAGCTATCAATTGTGCTATAGAAAAGATGCTGGATCAACTTATAGTCAAAGTGCTTACGAATTATATGCATTACAAACTAGTGATCGAGTAGTACAATTTAAAGTTTTATTTGATGACCCAAATCCTGGAGGATTTACAATTGACGAAGCAGTATTTGGTGATTGGACTAGTAGTGCCAGTTTACTAATACCCGACGGATCAGTTACCATTAATGGAACACCGTATGACACTGTAGTTTATCCAACTAATGATCTTCCGGTAGGTAATACAATTGTAAATCTTAGTGCAACCCAGCCGCCGGTTCCGACTTATAGTTTATCTAGATCGGCAGCTAGTGTAAACGAAGGAAGTAGTGCTACAATAACACTAACAACTTCTAACGTTTCGAACGGTACACTGGTGCCTTACACTATTACAGGAATTAACCAATCAGATATTAGTGCGCCATTAACAGGATCATTTATAGTAGGAACAGGAAATATACTAACAATTTCTCCTACAGCTGATAGTTTGCAAGAAGGAAACGAAACATTTACGTTATCATTAGATAACGGATCAGCAAGTATACAAATGACTATTAATGATACAAG